TTTAACGCAAGGCTCAAAGTTATTAATGCTCCAGCCGCAATCGTTAAAGCAAAAGCACCTTTAATATTGTCATTCATCGCGGTAAGGAACAGTGCTAGGACACCAAGTGAACCACCGATAGCAACTATACCCTTAGCAATGTCTTCCCATTGAAGAGTTTGAAATATCTTCATGGCTCCAGCTAATATAACAACTGCTGTAGCAACACTAACCATAGCTAGACCAACACCTAACATTTTCTTTTGTGGAAAAGCGCGGGCTGTTGCAGTAAGAATGACCATTACTCCGACAAGAGCCGCGATACTACGCCCTATATCCTCTTCGGGTATTTTAGAAAGGGTTTTCATTGCGCTAGCCAATATCAACACAGAAGTTGAAATACCAACCATTGCTACGGCGATAGACCCCAAACCTTTTAGACCGCCACCAAATCCCGAAAATAACTTGAGGAACAAGCCAAGTTCTGTCATCAAAGCACCGATAGCGACAACCGATTTCATAAGTTTATCGCTTTCAATAGAAGATATAAGCATTAATGAACCAGCTAATATCCCAATCGAAATCGATATATTCAAGAGCGATTTGGCATCTATGCTGGTTTTCCAAGATGACAAAGCATCTCGAATACCATCTAGCACACCAACTATTGAACCTTTTATATCGCCAAATATTTGAAGAGGCTTTTCAATGCTCGATAATGCTTTTCCAATAAATACTGAAATGGAAGCAAGGGAAAGACTGTTGATTAGCTTTGGTACGTCCCCTTTTATATTGCTAAAAAGCTTTGATAAAACTTTACTAACAAATGCAGCGCCTTTCCCAATAGCAGAAAATATATTTGTAATATGAGGCGAAGCACCAGAAAATAAACCTGTTAACCATTTTAAAACGCCGCCTATTTTTTCTCCAATAGTAACAAAAATATTTCCTTCTTCGATACTCTTGGATAAAGAAGTAACCATTTCTCCCAAAGAGCCAGTAAATTCTAAGAGTGTCGGCACGAGAGATCCCGAATTATCAATAATGGATTGCACAACAGTCCAAACGCCTTTTAGAGCATCTTTGATAATACGAAGAACTGAAAATAACCCCTGAAATGTCGAAACTAAATTATCGCGATGCTTTTGTATAAAATCAGAAATTGATTGTACAAAATCGCGAAAATTTTCAGTAATCTCTACTAATCGTTCAGCGGTCATTGGAGGAAATACATTAGACCAAGCTTCGCCTAAAATATCTAGCATATCTTTAAGCTGGCCTACTATTCCCATTAGAGATTCGATGAGGGCTTTTTGTCCCCCAAGTTCACTCCATTGAGAGAGTAATTCGTTGCGAGTATTACCTGGTTCAACAAAAATGTCGAACATCATCTCTGCTAAATCAGTCCAGGTACTAGTGGCTCGTTCTGCATTACCAAATATCAACTCAAAAGTATTTGACCAGCCAGAGCTTACAGCATCCCGAGCGGAATTTATATCATCTTCAAAAGTACGAGCTTCCTGTGCAGCCTTAAAACCCTTCAGTGAAAACGCATCGATTTGTCCATCTAATTCTTTAATTGCTTGGGATGCAGTTATACCTTTTTCGGTCGCATAATCATAAATCTGATCAACGGCTTTAGAATAATCTTGGAAAACGGACATCATGACATCCGATGTAAACCAAGCTCCTTGTGTTAAGCTCGTTGCAAACTGAGATTTAGTAAAATTATTCGCTTTGCCTACCAAAGAAGAATATGTATCATCAGCGTTTTTCTTTAATGTACCTAATGCTACTGCCGCGTCCAAAGCTTTTTGGCGAAACTCATCAGTATCCATCGATACGTTCTGAATAGACTTATAATCTTCCAAACGCATGACACCAGCACCCATAGCTTGGGAAAGCTGATACATTGCATGACTGGCTGTGTTAGCATTTTGACCAGACAAAGCTGCCCAGTTTGCTATACCTTCCATAGCCGTAACGGATTCGTCCAAGTCTTTGCCGGTTGCTGTGAATTTAGCGATATTAGCAACCATTTGTGTAAAATCGTAACTTGTTTCATCTGTAAACCAGTTCAGTCTTTCAAGTTGCGAATTAACGGTTTCTATATCATAACCTTGAGCAACCATAGTTGCTACAGATTGATTCTTAGTATTGTATTTTGACCATCCGGTGGAAATCGGATCTATCGTTAATGATTTTGCAAGCTTCAAACCAGCATTTACAGCCGAATTAGTGATGTTTGCCAAAGCCGTGACTGCCATGACTTCAAGTGCCGAGAATTTCATCTGGACACTGTCAATGGCATTGCTAAAACCAGAGAAATCGATACGATTTGCAGAATCGCTAATATCTTCTATACCCTTAGAAATCCCATCAAATTTCAAACTTCGTTTAAGTTTATCGATGGTGCTCATACTCGTCGCCACATTGCGTTCAAATTGAGAATTATCAAATCGCATTTCGACGACTTTTTCGTCAATCGTTTTGCTCATGCTCTCGTGACCTCCTTCCATACAGATTCTGCTATTTTGTCAAAAATAGGTTGAATAGCAGGATTAATATAATCACGTCCTTCTACCCATCGCCCATTTCGAGAAGCATGGCCGTACTGTATGATTACGGCAATTGGAACTCCATTTTGAATATTCGAGTTCGTAAAAACAATCGACACACGATTATTGCCCTGCTGTATTTCATAGTCCCACGACTTAGCAGTTAAACCCGAATCTATAGGTGTTGCAGATTGTAAAGCGGCTACCCCTTCGCGACCATAAGCATTTAAATTTCCAATCTTAACTGCTTCTTTAATTCTTTCCGTATATCTTTTAAACTTAAAAAAATCCCCAGTTTGCTTAAAGGTAATCACTTAAACCCACCGCCTATCCTCTCGTACCAAGAGCATTTCTCCGAGCTTCATTTAAAGACTTATTGCGTCGCATAATTTCGCTCTTAGACATTTTCTTAGGTGGCTCATTCTTAATTGCAAATACTCGAAGAAGTGTTAACAATCGATTGAGATGCCATTTCTGAAATTCCACTGGTATATTATATGAACACATAGCATAATAGATTAATTCGTTAGTCAGTATCTCTCTACGAGCCGGTTTTTTGTTTTTATCATCGTTGAACCAAGTTGCGGTCATAGGATCGTCTATATACGCTATAATCGCAGATATGTTGTCTTTTGTTAGATTGTTATAGACTTCGGGGTCAACGTTCTGAGTAATTGTCATGCAGCGAATGTAATCTATTATTTCTTCTGCGGTCTTTTCTTTTTTATCCAAAAATGGTTTATGCCATTTTGATTCCCATTTTGAAATGGAAACAAGAGAATGCTCTAATTGCAACGTCCATTCTTTAGTATAGCAAAACTCATTTTTGACTTCGTCATAAGCTACTTCCCTAGCAGGTATTGTAATCTGAAGCATTCTCCCTATCCTCGTTTTTACTTCCCTGTTGCAGTATCCTTAGAAATAAGGCCATTAACAAACTCACTGGCCTTCTCTTCATTCGTTGTCAGTTCAGTAAACAAAACCGAATATGCTTCGCTTTCTGAAAATTCCTTCGTTTTTTCAGGCGTTTTCATAAACCTTCGTCCATCTTCAGATTTTTCGCCATACGCTTCCAGAAGAAGTTTCTTAAAAATCTTAACTATTTCATAGTAATTCTCGCTCTTAATTATAGTCTTTATATACGTTTCGATATTATTGTCTATTCCCAGGAGCATTTCGGTAAGTTCCGGTCTAGAAAGATGGAACCAAAAACTTTCAGTACGTTCATTACCATTAAAATCTGTATAGGTAACTGTCTTTACGATCATATTATTTCTCCTTTCTAAATAAAAAAGAGTCGCCAGCTTACCTGAATACGACTCTCTACAACTAATTTAGATTAACCGTTTGCTTTAGGCCCAAAAAGTTCTATAACTTCGGCGGGAAGAGGCAGACGGGCGTCAACATCTTCTACCACATCCCACTTAGACGGATCCCATGCTCCGGCAGTCTGGATAGCGGTCTTGCACTTATAGGTCTTACTCTCATAAGTACAATAATCACCAACCTGATACGTTGCGCTTGCACTAAACTCATCGGCCGCTACACCATACAGTATATCTTCAAGCTGCTTAAGTTTAGCTTTATCGCACTTTGTAGAATCAATAGTAAGCAGAGAAGTGGCCTTTCTACCAGGTACGTTAACCGGAGTAGTCGATACTTCCCAAGAAAAAGTTATAGCCTCAGGGGAATCGTTTATAGTGCTGTAAGCGCGCTCACTAGGAGCCGCCAACGCGCCATATATCAAATGAAGCTTATAGCCATGCTCATTACCTTCGAGGTCATTACCGATAACCGTCCGGTAAGACATACCGAAAGTCTTACGCTCCTGCTGACCAATAGTAACACCCTCGGAGACCTCAGCAGAACCATCGCAAGCTTCAAATTCTTTCGGATAGGTATAAGCCTCAACTGTTGCGCCAAACTCTTCAGCAGACATAAGGTTAAGATACTTCATGTCATCCGCATAAAGTGCAGTAGCTTCAGCGCCAGACGGAGATTCAGTTACGGCGGTAAGACCATTCCACGCCACACCCTTACCATACTTATTCTCACCAAAAGGATAAAGTACACCATTTCGAACACCGGTTTCGAACAATCGTTCGCCAGCATTATCCCAATTAAGTCTCATAGATTTGCCTCCTTAATAGTAAAGTGTAAACACATCGTGATACAGATTGTCGGAAACATAATTACGATCATATTGAATCCCAGGAATTCGAGAAACGTCCATAACAATAGGGCTGTCGGGATTCGAATCTATCACGATTACAGAATAAAAATGCGATTGTATATAAACTAAATCATCTCCAAAATCATTATCGATTTTTTGACGTTTATATACAATCGCTGGGTATTCCATTTGAACATTCGGGGGAGGTTGAAAATACACATTGCGGCTCCCTAAAGTTTTCTCCAAAAGTTTTTGAAGATCGAGTCTAGTGCGCATTATATATACCTCCCAGCGATAGATTCAAACGAGGAAAATTCACTTCCACGCTTATAACTTTCCATTTCTGCCCCATATAAGTAGCATAGCGTATAGCGTGGAAAGTGTTCCTAGCATATGGGTCGGCTACGATGCTTAAGGTGTTTTGTATCACGATATCATCATTAACCTTCTCGGCTGTTCGAAACTTTCCCGTGTTCTGAATCCAATCACCATAATAATTGTGTTCTACGATTTGCTCTGACCACACACCAGGTGTTGTTTCAATCGTCGTAGCAAAGCCGATTTTCCCATAATATTTTTTCATTTTGAATTTTTACCTTATTATTCGGCTACAGCAGACCATTCGGTAAGATCCACGGTAGAAGCTCCCTTGCTAACTGTGGATACCTTATTTGCGGCCAGAGAAACAGCGGCCAAAGTAGTATTGCCATCCATAACAAGCAGACGGCCCTTCTTAAAAGCGTCCTGAAGAACAGACTGGGTTACCTGCGTCTTATAATCAGACTCATAATAGAGCTTCTTATCAGCAGTCTTACCATAGAAGACATACGCAGCGATATTCTTATCCTTAGCCTGATCAAAAATTCTCATCATAATTATATACCTCCTAATATTCTTTCAGTAGATTAAGCAGAAACCTTTTCTACAGCTATGGCAGAATAGGGAAGAGTCAAGGCGCCAGAACAACGAGTTTCAATAAGATACTTCTGCTGGTTATAGTCAATGTCGAAATCATCGAACATATTGACAGCACCACCCTTATCCGCGCCAATAGTATAGTCATTCGGATTGACGATAATGCCCAACAGAGTATGCACCTTACTAGCATCATCGGTTCTCGTCAAATTCTCCATTACGGGAACAGTAACGATTTCCTTAACACGCAGAGTAGTAGCCAGTTTAGCAGCCGACTCATAGATCACACGACCGGTAGTGTCTTCTATAAGAAGCATATCAGTAAGCATATCTTCAGTAGTGTACAGGGTAGGATTACCAGAACCCTTATAATTCTTACGAGCCTTAATGCACTGCTTAATGAAATTCTTTGCTATAGCGGAATCGCTATCGCTAGAGGCAACGCTGACAGTCTGCTTAATTGTGTAGAAATCATCATCGGTCCATATAGGACGAATATGAATAGGATCAATCTTATCGTCAGAGGAACTTACACGACCATCACCGACCAAGACTGCCCTGGCAAGTTCCTCGTCTAGCATAATCCGCATTTCCTTCTTTATCCAAGCTACTACATCCAGATCAACGATATCAACCACATCATCGCGATCCATCTTCTGCTTCTTATACACAGTAGTGGGGCTAGTGCTTCTCTTAAGCAGGGTGAAGACTTCCTCCTTCTTAAGATTACCCTTAATATAACCCTTAGCGCGAGCATCATCCTCGGTAATATTAGCGAAAAGGGACTTTATCCTAGAAAAAGGAGTGTGGCGAATGTTATTCATGAGCTTGCTCACCCAATCCATATTACGAGAAACAAATATAGGCTCATTCGTTACCGAGCGATCATCGGGGAACAAATATCCGACATTCTCTATACCATAATCAGCATGGAACAGAGAATTACTATCGCAACCTCTATCCTGAGCAAAGTTCTCGACCGCTTCCCTCATACTGCCGGTACGCTTAGCATCAGCAAGTATAGCCTGCATATCATCAGCATGAATCAGAGTGGTTTCGGGATCAACGTTATCAAATACATTATGCTTCATATTTTCTCCTCCATCTTCTTCGTCATTATCTTTTTCATCTTCGTCGTTTTTTGCATCTTCGAGAGCCTGACCGATTAAAGCGTAAACTACAGTCTTCTGCTTTTCAGTCAATGTTTCAAAAACATCGCGTACAGTTTCTTCATTACTCGCCATTTTATCTTCCTCCTTTAAAGAATCGTCCTTTGGACCTCGTTCGCCAATCTCTCCTTTCGGACCTTTCCGACCTTTCAACGCCGCTAATTGTTCTTCTGTAAAATCATCAATGGAATTATGCTCGAGTATAAAATCTTCGCCGGTATAAATATCTGCTTCATCTTCTACCATTTCCCCATGGCGCATCACATTAGATATAGATGCTCCGGGATTAGCACCAGCCAGAACAAGACTGACTTCTTTAATATCGCCGTGAAGAACATTCGAGCCTTCCTGCTTAAGCTGATTTGCAAATATTGACAAAGCAGAAATATCGCCATGTTCTACGAGAAGTTTAGCGGCTTTACCAGCTTCGCTTTCATTAAACGTGCAATACGCATAAACACCATCTTCCTGATTCTTCAACAAAGCATGACCAAGAACGTTACTAGGATCGTCATGCCGATGGTTCCAAACCAGCGGTACAATTTTCCCGTCACAGTCTTTAAAGGCATCTCTACGTATCACACGGCCATCGGAGCATTTCAAATCATTTCGAGTTGCCCAACCGTGAAAATCGTATTTTACCATTTTGAATTATTCCTCCTGTTTTAAAGTCGCGTTTATCCTTTCTTTTGTAATACCGTCAAGTTGTTTAACCTTGGGCGTCTCTTCGGCCGACCTATTAAGGTTTTTATTCCTCAATTCATCAGCCTGAGGAGCGCGAGAAGGCTTCATACCGACAATTTGACGAATTTCATTTGAAGTCATGATTTCATTACGCGTAAACTTATCCGCTATTTCGGCAATCTCAGACACAGGTACCAGTTTGAATGGCTCCATGAAAAAAGAAATCGACTGCCCCTGAGTTCTTGCAGTTTTAGTAATAAAACGAACTTTCATAGCGTCGACAATTGCGGAAAGTATTGGCTCGATAATTCGATTGCGATAATTTAATATCGTTTTTTCGTCGGCGGTTCCATCTAATATCGTCTGTGTAATACCTAACTGGCTAAAAAGCATGCTCGTTAAATATTCAACCTGCTTCAAAAGATTGTTCTCCACCGCCCGATTCAATTGAGTTATCCGCTCAGTACCATCAGTATACGCAATACCATATTTAGAACCGGTTAACTGTTCTTCGATTTCCTTTCTTCGATTTTCGGCTTGCTGCCGACGTGTTTCAGTCTTTACAACATAAGGGAGCTGAATGATAAGATCTAATTTACCGGAACTGCTCTGCTCGTCTACTGCATCGAGAAGTTTTAATTTCCTAATAAGACGCTGCATAGTCGAGTTAGGCTCATTCATAACGGAATACATTGGGTTTTCAATAATGGCAACTTTGCGTTTTGGCCGAAGAATTTGCTGTTTACGACCAGAGTTATCATTATAAACCTCGACTTTTACCTGTTTCGGATACCATTCAGTAATCTTTCCGGTTCGAATCTCATAAATATCATACGAATCCGTATAATCCGGATTAACATTCGTTACTGTCGGAACTAATGCAACACATCCCTCATCGAGCATTGAAAGGACGACATCCTGAAGAAAAGCCCTACCAGTCTGATCGATGTTTGCTTCGAGATTAAGGCAGTTATTCAAACCCGACTCAATAGTATTTAAATACCCGCCATCTTCATCTAGCTTTATATGTCGTATAGGAATGGCAGCAACATCAATAGCTATTCGATTATTAATTGCGGTAATTATAGATCGTTCGTTACCCCTAGTAGGCCTATATCTGTCCGGGCGATAACTGGAACTATTACCCGAATTATCGAAAATCGGGGTGGGATCACGATTAAAAAAAGCATTCCAAGCATTTTTAAACCTGGAACCTATAGTTTCAGACATTTTAAAATATCTCCTTGCTAAGCAATATTAACTTTTCGTTTACTGTATGCAACTCGACCAGAAGCCCAAACGCCGTTTTTAAGTTGATTAATATTATAACCTTGATCAGCCAAAGCCATATGTACTCCTACTTCACCACGTTTAGCGATAAATTTGACTGCTCTACCTGACGGAGCTATTATGTTCGTTGCTTTTTCATTCATGAGTTCGGCTAATTTACGATTATAAGAATTAATTGCAGAAGCACTAATTTTACCCTTTGATGTTCTGCTTCCAGGCTCGGACAGAAGTTGATTAGCATATCTATTCATATCCCTCGAAACACGCTTTTGCGTTTTAGAAACGATTTTATTATAGTTCTTATTGGCCCATTTAATGTCTTTCTTTTCCAGACGTTTGTGGCCCAATGCGGTCAACGTTCCATCAGGATTCTGATATCGTCGAATGCCCCACTTCATACCAAGAATGCCATGATGGTAGAGTTCATTTTTAAACATTCATGAGAATCCTCCTTATTCAAACGCATCCTTATTCAGTTTATATGCAACGTAAGCATCCATCATAGCCGAAACAGGATCTATTTTCTGTTCGTAACGTCTTTTTAATAGTTTACGATTACCGTTCGTATCTTCGAGCGTGATACAATTTCCCATTGCAAAAGACATAAGTTCTTCATCAAAAATAAGCATTCGTTCTTCGGACAATTTCTTCAATTCTCCGAGAGGAACTGTCTCGGTCCTAGCTCCTTGACGAACCATCTCAATTCCAAATGGTCCATTTTCCGATTGCCATCTTTCAATAAACTCTTTAGCATTAAACGGGTCATAGCCCAAACAACGAACGTCATATTCAGCTTCAATAATATGCTTATCAATATCTTCGAAAACTTCCATCATATCTAAAACAGTTCCCTCAAGAACGATCAGACTACCTTCTTGCATAAACTGATCATATTTAATTCGCATAGCACCTGGAAGTTTATGTAACGTAAGAGATGAAATATACGATCTTACTTTTACGCCGAAACGACCATTCCCCAATGGAAATAGAAATACGAAGGCACAAAAGTCATCGCCCTGCGATAAATCAGCACCCATAGCACAAGGCATCTTCCAAAAACTTTGTTTTCTATGAGGAAGAGTCTCTTCATATGAGAAGTAATAGGTATAACCCTCCATCGGAATACCGAATCGTTTTGCTAAAATATCATTTCGTGTAGCAGGGGCTTTCTCAGCTCTTTCAACATCGAGTTGATATGTTTCGTAACTGACTGTCTTTCCAATATTCGGATTGGCTTTAACCCACATTTCGGGATTAGCAACCTCGTCTACAGAATCAAGTTTGTACCACCAAATAGAAACGTGCGGGTTAATATATTCACCTTTTAATATATCTGCCAACTCCATTTTGATTGTATCGCCACTTCCATTACGAACTGTGCCTTCTGAACTCGTTGCTATGATGACATAATCATCTACCTTAGAGGCGCCTTGCTCAATAGCTCCGATTACATCTTCGCGAATATCGCCAGAGAGCCATTCATCTACAGTTGCAACTTTACAACGCAAACCCTGGAGTTTGGGTATACTCATTGGACGAATTTCAATCAATGAACCGGTTAGAAAATTCTCGATTCCTTTTTTTGTTGATGCTAGTTTGACGCGATTGGCCTTGGAACCGGTTGTATTCTGTATCGAGCCCTCTGTTAAAAACTTAAAAAGTGGACCGCGAGATCGGATTATAGCCGTTCGGATTGGCGACATAACTTCATCCGCTTGTTTCATCGTTGGAGCGGTCGTAATTTGATAAGTTGTAGTAGTATCTACATTTTCGAAATACGACTGAATACATGAATCATATAACGATTTCGCAGCGCCTCGACCGACGATTAAGTATTGTTTATTAGTCAAGCGCTTCTTGATGCGCTTTCTAACATATCCTCCACCATGACCATCCAAATTAGGCTCGTACACACTTCGTTCTACAAAATAGAACCATCCAAAAACTTGCTCGCCCCAAAGTTTAAAACTGTCAAGGAGACTAAGATCGGAGCCATCAGTTAATGTAAGCTCACGTTCGCAGTATTTAATCCAGCCTTCAACGGCTTTATCGTCGTAATAAACGCCGGGATTAGCGATTAGATCGTCAATACGATTCATCTCCATTGAAATTTCGCGATTAACGGGTATCTCTCCTCGTATTACAGCATCACGAAACATACCGTAGTACTTTGGAGTAGCTGTATTTGATAGTGCCATAATCTTAATAACTTTCTATTTGTTTAGAGAACGCTTCAACTTGTTTATAATTTTAGTATTATGTTTAGCAAGTTCATTCCATTCGGTCATACCATATTTATCTACTAAACTCTGGCCTTTTTTGAAATCTTTATCATTACTATAGAAATCCAGCAAAAGCCGATCCATGTTGGCACCAACACGTTCGTTAAACCATTTATTATATTCTTCCGCATAAGCATCGCGCTTAAAAAAGTTCTTTCCGTACTTTTTTTCTTGTTGAGCGTTAAATGCCTCTATGCCGCCATTATTAGCTTCATCAGCAGCCTTATTATAAGCATTAATGCGGATTCGATTAGCATTTTTATTGAGTTTATTCATTACCTTTTGAGCCGTTCTTTCATATTCGCGGCCATATCTTTTCTTCCCAGAAGGAGTTAAAGAACCGTCTTCATTCTGGTAACGTCTAATACCCCACTTCATGCCAAGAATACCGTGATGGTAGAGTTCATTGGTCATACTATTCGTCCCCTCCTATTCGAAAATATCACAATCCGTTACGGTTAAGTTCTTTCATGAGCTGATTTCCAACAGCATTAGCGATACCATTTCCGACTATTTTACCAACGGTAACAAGTTGGTTACTATTATTGTAAATACTTAGCGCTGTTCCCATAACCCCTGCACCAAGAACAACATATTTCCAACCCTTTTTAATCGCATTCGGATTGAGTTTCTTATAATTCTGTTCAAGTTGCGCTCTTTCGGTTAATTTTCGTAATTCCGCATTCGACATTTCATTGATAGATTTTCGCTTCAATTGGCCGACCGCCTTTGCGTCATCGCTCCAATTGCTGGTTCGATCTCGTCTGCGTTTCTTACCGGCCGGAGTATAAGTGCCATCTTTATTCTGATAACGTCTTATACCCCACTTCATACCGAGAATACCATGATGATACAGTTCATTTTTCATGATTAATCACCTCCATTATTGATTAGCGGAGGATCAGCTTCTACCATAAGTCTCCATTCGAATTCGACAATCTGCGCTTTTAATGATTCGAGCACGGATGCTATGGTTGGAGGATCAAATAGAAGCCTAACTTTAGCATACATATAACTCTTAACAGCTGCAAGATTCGAGCCGTCTGCAAGGAAGTCGTTCCAGGTATCCAAATCGCTTGTAATGCTAAATCCATCTTTCGGACCAACTCCAAGCTGCTTAAGAATCATAAAAACCGAATTAATATGAATAATCAAGTCGGTATCAAAAGATGTATCCTCCTGCGATATGCCTACCAATTTCTTTACCGATATTAGTATGCTATCCATTTTGATTTTTCTCCTTTAAGACGATAGTTCCACAAAATCTTTCATACAGTAGCCTTTAACGCCATAACTGTTGGCTACCTCAAAAAAGACCGAATTCGCTTCCCCGATCAATTCTAGTCGGGTACCTTTCTCCAATACGCAAAGAATTTTACTTTCGGTGCATGGAAATTCACGAAGATTAAGCCTTTCGCATGTAACTGTAACAAAAGATTTAATAGGAGTTTTTTCAATAGGATGAGGTTTGTCGTAATTTCGATTATTTCGAGACATTGTTTCCTCCATCAATGCCGCCAAGGGCATGTATCATATTGTTTTCGTTCAATTGGTGCGACTATCAACAATTTTTCATCGCCGTAATGTATTGCATTGTGTGTGTTGTGTGAAGTTGAAATAAGATTATTCAAATCAAAAATGCAAGGATTACACGCAACTATGTCTTCGACTGTTATCGGATTAATGTGATGAATGATAATTTTACTGTGAATCTCAAATCCCTCGCATCCCAAATCACAGCCGTTATCGCGTAATATTACCTTATCTCGTACTCGTTTCCATTCGCTTAATGTATAAAGCTTTTGATTTAAATACCTATCATGTCCAAAAGTTTGATTGCCAATAACCCCATAGACTTTAAGATAACGAAATCGTTCCTCAAAAGTTGGTATTGTTATTAGTTCATTATAAGACTTCATCATCATCCGAATCGTCCCGCCCACTATATTCTTTCATAGCTGCTAGAGCCTCGAGATACATTTCTTTCATCTCTGTAGCCGATTCATAAGCGTGTTTCTTAGCGTCAAGCAATGCTACCTCTTTTTCAAGTTTAGCCCTTTCCAACCGCTCTCTTTCCGTCCCCAATCTCAAATAATGAGCTATCACCTGCGTGGAGGCGGTTCCATTCCTAAGCTGTTGTTCAGCCAAATCAGTAGCAAGAAATATCAGCTGATTTTCTCTGGCTTCTGGAGTCAAAGCTGGTTTGAATTTAGTCCCAGACTTTTTTTCAGAAGTTACTTTTTTCACAATAACCGCCTCCTTTCATCATTTATAGGGATCATGAAATGAAGATTTTCAGCCTTCCGTAATGGGTCCACTTCTTAAGATTATCGATTTTACCTGTCATTCTATTGTAAGTCTTGCGACTCCAAATATCGGGAAACGGACGGAATACCACACCATAAGCGGTACCAGCGGCTTCATAAAGACCATCTGAACCAAGAACTGCCATATGAACAGCCTTACCTGTCGCATCAACCCTAAAGAAAATATCCAAGGGACGAACTTCGTTGGCGGTTATCTGCTTGCAGAAGTTTTTAAACATTCCATTAGCAGTAGTATCATCCTTACGATTGACTACTCCATCGCCATTAATATCGATAAGCCCGATCATCTCATTCAGCTTCATAAACAAACCAGAACAATCTTCGGCATATATATGACGTCCAAGGGAATTGGCCCTCGAAACTTCTGCCAGCATCCAATTCTTTCGACCACCGGTAAAATACCCAGGTCTATCTTTCGCTCTCGCATTTACATAATCTGCGGTTACTTCGTGTCCTTGAGCACCAATAATATACTCGTCACCGACCATCATTCTCAGCCAACAGGTGGCGTCATTAATGAGCTCATCGTCATATACGAGTTTAGAAACATCCGGAGTCATATTCAGAGCATCCATAGTTATGTCATCCACAATACCAGTAACAGGTAGTCCATTAGCCTTTTGGAACTTCTCTACTGCTTTGGCTGACTTAGGTCCGTATATTTCGTCAACGGAGACCTTATAGCCATGAATTACAAGACGCTCCTGAATATGTTTTACTTCTTCGCCTTTCATATAAGGCATATCGAGCTTAATTTCCATCGATTATCCTCCAAGTTTTAGGTCCAACAATTCCATCGTCATCAAGAGCATTGTCACGCTGCAAAGCTTTGACTGCTTTTCTTGTTTTACTTCCAAATATACCATCAGCCGTACCGCAATCGTAATGATGCGCATTGAGCCAATTCTGAAGCTGAGAAACATCGGTATAACCATCTTCATCTCTCATGCCTTTTCGTAAGGTTCGACGAATCTCTACTCCATTTTGAATTTCTTGCTCTTTATCTCTGACTGGCTGAATCACCAGGATGTCACCAACGCGCAGCACATCTTCCCAACTAATGTAGCACTCGCCCCTCTTTCCCCATCTGGAACCCCACGAGTTTTGAACACAGGCATATTCTGTACCATTAATAACATCCCAACCGAAAACTCGCATTTCATGGTAACCATACGTAGATTGAGTACAAGGCCAAATCCCCTTGCTATTCGGATTCCACTGGCTTATAGCAAAGCATGCGGCAACTCCATATCCGGCATACAAGGCGGATTTAATGTCGTTAACCGTATAAGCTCTGCCATAAATAGCTCCTTTAAAAGGAGCAGCTACTTTTTCCAATGCAACACGATTTTGGCGATAATAGTAGATTACATCCATAACCTCTCTTTCGCCACGATCGTTTTTATATGGCGCAATACCATAAGTATTCAAGAATTTTGCTGCTTCGGCTGGAATCATTCCCTCCATCTGATGGCTCCTTCCGCCACCATAGAGAAAATTTGTACCGAATTCAATACCATATGCTTCTCGCATAATATTGCGAAGAGTTTGTGCTACACAAGTGCCATGCTCTTGATCATAATTCTTACCTATATGCTGTTTAAAAGTTTTTGGCAATGTAACAGGCATAAAGGTTCTTACAGAATAGTCTCTCGGATCCGGAGGTGATGGGATAGCTCCTATCTTATACATGATTAAACTCCTTTTTAAATATGTTTATCGTTTCATTCGAAATATCGCCAAAAACGCGAAGAATACCCCCGAAACCTAAAATTATACAAACACCCACTATAGCAGCTGTTATCGGAGCATCTCCAGTCTTGGGTAGTACCATGTTTTCAACGGGTTTTACGGTAGCACTCTGAGCCTTCCAGCTTACTATTTTTTCAGTTTCGCAAATCTTGCCGAAATTTCGGAGAAGTACCTCGTCGCTCATTACTATCCTTCCGCCATAGACGTCTTCTAGTGTCATCTCTAGCTCGTTTAGCTTCTTGGTTAGTTCGAGAGCGGTCCCGTTAAACCTTACATCCGTAACAATATTGTTCGCTCGTGTAAAAGTCAGTTCGCCTATCTGGACTGTATTTCCATTAACGGTAACTTTCTCTGAGCCAAAATAAAGTTCATTCATATCAGTCTTTTCTGTAATCTTGACCTGAAGATAAGGGTCATCTCCGATCACCTTGGCCTCATGAAGACCATTTGAAAGGGTTCTAGTATACTCTAGGTCATGCATAAAAAGCTCATAACCATCGAAATCGTTATTATCCTTATCCCTTACAGAAAGTGAAAAATAAACCTTGCCGTGCTTCTTAGCAACAGCATTCGAATTCTCAGTAAAAGCTGTGCCCAAATCAGAATTGACCACTTCATACTTATCCGCCTGAATATTGTAATAGGTGGAATTCTCTACATTTAGCGTCTTCCAATTAAGCGCCAAAGCCGATGACATTGAAAAAACAAGTATCATAGTAATAAGAAACGTTATAATCTTTTTCATTTTGATTTTTCCTTTCTTGTATTTATTAAAGGTGTTCGTATTAAGTCGTAACGTCTATCTTTGCATATCCGCCCCTTGCATGTACGGTACCCTGACCGTTTATCGTGCAATTCGATACGAGCAGGTACTCATAATCCGGGCCATGATTTACACACTGCGCAGAAGTTCTTACGCACTTGTTGTTCACAAATATACCGTACTTTTCACTTCCACCCATGATGGGGCTTATCTTTGTATGCAAAATTGCAGTATCGCCTTCCAAAACGGTATAAACTCCATTTTCCGTAATGATCTCATCGTTAATCTTCACATAGCGTTCGCCAAATAATCCGGAATTATCCCATGTACCAGTTAACGTGACGGTTAAATTAGTACTCGGAGGTAGCAACATTCTACGTTGTTTAAAAAAACGTCTATCCATAAGTTACGCCTTTAAGTTGAAACGTTAGGTTCAACTACTTTCCTAAATATTGCAATTTTATCTTTTATAGAAATTTCAAAAGTTGCGCCAGGAGTATTCCAGTTAGGAACATCACCGATTCTTCGCATATCTTCTGGGAAACTAATGCTATTATTAGTCCCATTAGATAAAGTCAATGTGATCCAACACTCAAAATATTGACTAGCTGGCCAAAGAAACTCTATAGTAGAAACATTGGTGAGATAATACTCATTTGCATCGGCTAGTGTTATGGTAGCTGGATTTTCAGTATAAGTATTGCGAGTAAAAATTCCAGGGTCCCCCTTAAGAGCCAATACCTCTTGCCACTCATTCGTAGCCTCATTCTTAATTTTTAATATTCCCATAAGGACCTCCTATGGATTATGTAACTTCAACCCATTTACTACTACCTGTTCGCGGTTTGTAGACTGATGATTTAATATGCTGGCTTATACATTTCCAAGTTTTTCCATCATGTATAACAATGGTATCTTCTGCTATAATTTTACCGTCTTCTATATCATTCCAAACCAAATGAGGTGTGACGTTTTCTTCCCAATATATCCCTATATTTGCCGGATCTGTGGGATTTTTTCCTTTACTATATTTAATCGCTATATAGCCACCTTCTACAATATCGCCAGCAATATATCGTATTTCGGGATCCCAAGCAGCCCCTTGCGTTGGTATTGGTGTAAGACCAGATCGGGCAGTAGATAATACCTCTTCAAGTTCGGCTTGAGCATTATATAGAGCAGATGCTCCGTTTATTTCATCAAAACTAACAGTCTCAACATCTGGAAGTTCAGCTCGTCCGGCAAGATGGCAAATATAGTCATTATTCACAACTACTCCATTTGCCTCATCATCGGAGCATAAGCAATATATTCCATTAGACTGTAATTTTACATAGCGAATAACATCTTCGTAGGATAGGTGTTTTCCGTTTTTTTTGATTTCGTACATATTATCTCCTTTAACAGCCGATCCATATTTTTCAATGTTCTGAATGAATCGCAACGCTGCGCGTGACCACGCCAAGAATTATAAGACAGCACAACGTCCTCTGTTGTCATAGCTCCAGATTGTAACTTTTTAGCAAAGGACTTTAGTTTTCTCCTCATACGAGTAATTGACTCTCGCGAAAGCTTTCTTATTACGCGTCCAGAATCGGTCAGCATAAATCTCATTTTTAAAAAACTAACGCCTTCTTTTAATTTGCGTATACGTGTTTTCTTAGGATTAAGAGTAATTCCTAATGTTAGACACTTATTTTGTATAGCAGATAAACATTGGCGAAGATAATCCTTACTTTCATGTATCAAGTATCCGTCATCCATATAACGAGCATAATACTTTATTTTAAGTAACTCTTTAATCATGTGATCCAGAGAGTTCGGCAACGCTAATGCCACAATCTGAGATACCTGGCTACCGAGCCCTAGCCCTGTTTTACCAAATCTATCAACAAAATATTTAGCATAATCAAACGCTGATCCTTTTACTTTTTCCAATTCTCTAAAAATCACTTCATGACTAGCATTATCAAAAAACTTACTGAAATCAAAAGTCAGAACATAACCTTTTGAGCCATGTTTATGATAATACCTATGTAAGTGTTTTTCTAATCGATCAAGAGTAAAATCTATCCCTTTGTCTTTCAAACTTGCGCCATTATCATAAATAAATGATGGGCTTATAATAGGAATTAGAGCATTGTCGCACAAACATCTTTGCACTACTCGTTCCGATATATGAACACTTTTAATATGGCGAAGTTTACCTCTCTCGAAAATATTAAATTCAACGAATCCCTTAGACCGATATGATCCTGTTAACAATTCCTCTTGTGTCTGAAGGACATTATATAACGCATTAGCTTTATATAATTGGACGCTGCTTTTCCATCCTACTCCTAAGCAACAATCCCGATATGCCTTATATAGATTACTAAAGCTGAATACATTTTCACATGCGGCATTTCGATTATCCAAATTACGACGCCTTTTATTGCGCCGTCTTAGATATCTCACCTCTCTCCTTTCTTCACTTGTCATAATTACCTCCGTGTGGTAAGAATATTGAGCGCGATTATAACCATATAGTATCGGGCTATGAAAATAGTTACGCGCATAGCTATCCATGCAAGCAGCGTCCAGCCAAATACATCGAAGGTATAATTTACCCATGCGGGATGGTCTCGATCTCCTTCTGCTAAAATGATGATTTCACTAAATTAGTTACTTTGTCCAAACATAACAGAATCCGAAGCACACGCCATTACTATTGTTGGCGTTGTTGTTATTGGCCGCACCTGAAGTGTTCACAGCACAGAAGTTGTTGGTGTTGCTGGAATTAGGTGAACGTTTTACAGATCGAAACCAAAATTTTTAAATCGTTTTTTATCTGTGGCTTTTAAACCTCGTATCAACGTAGCCTCTAACTTTAACATTCCGACAATCGTTGAAATACATTTCTGTAACGAATCATCCGCATAATAGTTATATAGAATATCAAGTTCGTCTAATAGCATTTGTAAACTGGCATTAGCATGAATAAGATAGTCGCGTCTTATCTGAAATTCATGTTGATTAGTAGGATAGACACTATTAGCACCTTTAAGATTATGATGAACATCGGCCGCTAATCTTACCAGTTCGGTTCCCCCTAGGAAAGTATATCGTTTTGGCAATCTACTTACTAATTTGCGAACCGCAACATTGATGTTCCGAGCAGTATCCAAAAACTGCATATTACTTTCGCCACGCTGATTTTTTCTAACAGACATATCAGTTTCCTTTCCAGCGCCCACGAGGGGCGCCAGATATTAAGATTAAATGCAGAATCCGAAGCACACGCCATTACTATCGTTGGCGCTGCCGAAATCGGCCGCACCCGAAGTGCTCACAGCACAGAAGTAGTTGGCGTAGATGGAATAAGGTGAACGTAACCACCAGTACGTCGCAGAACCGTTGAGCTTTTTAATACGGGTGTTGCTTGCGGTGAACCTGGCATACTGGGTTCCCTCACCATCGACCGAGTACTGCTTACTACCGAAAATCTCCTTTTCTGCGAAGAGGAATAAGGTATCACTGATACTATTTATGATTCCGCTTGCACCACCAGCCGACGTTTTTTTAGTTACCTCTTTGATAACGTCGCGAAGATCGGACGGGAGTTGGTTCCATATATCACCGCGCAGTGTTGCACGAAGAGCACAGCCTCCCCAGCCTCCGGAGTTGGTATTAGAACTATTCATCTGGTAGGCGGTATTGAGGCAGTCTTTTAAGCCGAATGTTAGACCTACCTTACCACTTCCGTCCGCTCTATCATCGTGAGAGAAGCCCACAATCTCCACGACGTATGTTGCGCTGCCTATGGTAACGTTCTTGGTGTCACCTATATTAAAGTAATCGGACATAAGGCCGTTTTCACTGATATAGTCTATCTGTGCCCACGTGAAGTCGTTCAAGGGGGTTCCGGCGGATGGTAGGCTAACACCTATCTTTACCCAAGTGCCGGACATCCCGAGATAAGCCTCTACATTGCTCCACTCGCCATTACTACCGTACTGCTTTACCGTTTTGAAACTAACGCGGAATAAAGGACTGTCCTCCGTAAAAGTGATAGCGCCAGCACCGCCTTCTGCCGCAACAACCCATACATCGCCACTCGCGGGACTGGAAGGCGTATCAGTATCAACGTATATCGTACCGGGGGTAGTAGAGGTAATAATATAAATCTGGTCATTAACCACTGCCGAGGGTAAAGATGACCCTGAAATTACATCCAAGGAAATACCTACGCTACCTCCTCCACTTGGAAACATGGAAATAATACCCATTAACTAAATCTCCTTATCAAAATCGGCAAATCGACCGTTGGGGTCTTGATTGCCTTAAGTGTAATAGTTCCAACGCCAGCACTAATACAGCGAATTTGTGCAGAAATTGCATCGGCAAACTGTTCGTCTGTGGCAGTCTGTGCCAAACCGACTTCCAAATTAGAAGATGCGGTCACATTAGAAACCGCGATGGTAATACTATTATTATTCCATGATGAGGCTAAAGCAGTAACAGTAGTTTCGACAATCGGAATTTGATAATCAATTCCGGGTAAAGCTTGACTCATCTTACCTCCGCTACCTTTTATCAGTCCATTAAAAATAGTCGTAGTATCACCAGTAACATGTAATGCGGCTCCTAATTCGTTAAGTGTTGTTGGATTACCAGTCGGATCAATCCATACATTTTTCTGCGGATCAGTTGGAGTACTTGAACCAACATAAACTCCACTATCGCCAACAGGTCCTTGTTCTCCGGTATCTCCTTTTAGACCATCCGCGCCCTTGGGGCCTTGAATACCCTGTGGACCTTGAATACCCTGATCGCCCTGCGGGCCTTGCGCACCCTTTTCGCCCGTGTCTCCTTTAGCTCCCTTAGGAATCCCAAAAACAAAATTAAATATTTTCGAGGTGTCTTCGCCCGAAGCTTCAACCGTTACGGTTGGTTCTACATTTGGTTCGAGCTGTGTAGCGGAGGCTGTAGGAGTTCCAAAGCCAGCTGGAGAACCTGTATTACCGATAGGACCTTGTGCACCTTTTTCACCAGTAGCACCCTTTTCGCCCGTGTCTCCTTTAGCTCCCTTAGGAATTCCAAAGACAAAATTAAATATTTTTGAAGTGTCTTCGCCCGAGGCTTCAACTGTTACTGTTGGTTCTACATTTGGTTCTAGTTGCGTAGCAGAGGCTGTAGGAGTTCCAAAGCCAGCTGGAGAACCTGTATTACCAATAGGTCCTTGTGCGCCCTGTGGTCCTTGTTCGCCAATCTCTCCTTTCGGACCTTTCAACGCCGCTAATTGTTCAGGTGTGAAATCTGAATATACAAAAGGATCACCCTTTGGTCCTTGTGTGCCAATATCTCCTTTCGGACCTTTCAACTCCGCTAATTGTTCAGGTGTGAAATCTGAATATACAAAAGGATCGCCCTTTGGGCCTTGTGTGCCAATATCTCCTTTCGGACCTTTCAACGCCGCTAATTGTTCTTCTGTAAAATCAGCATAAGTAAATGGATCGCCCTTTGCTCCTTTTAGCTGTCCATTATTAGTCCATTTATTTCCATCCCAACCATAGTAATCATAAGAAGCATCCGCGCCAACACCATATAATGAGCCGACGTCTACACCACTGGTTGGTAATTCTGAGACATTGCTAACATATCCGACGATCTTTACTGCTGTATTCGATGCGATGGCCTTGTTAACAAGATTCGTAAGTGCTGTGAAATAATCGGATTGTTCTATCACTTGATCGGAAACACTCGCTGCTTCCACATCAATGATAAAACCAAAAGTCGTAAGTTTCTCAGCATTCACATTATAGAGATTAACCTCGGCTTTTACCTGACCAGAAACGGAAAGAGCAGCTTCGATAAGTTGCACCTCAATATTGTTATCTGCAATTAGTGCATCATAAAAGAAAGAACGTCCATTGGGGCACAAACCTCTAAAAGTTGCAGAGGTTCCATCTGGAATTGTAAACGGAAGACCATTATCGGTTAGAGTTATATTAATATAACGAGCATTATCAAGCTGCTTTGCTCTCACAACTACCGGAAAATATGGTTTTGCGACATCGACAGTAATACTGCTTGTTACTTTCATATCAGTTCTCCTCCAATTTCTTTAGTTTCTTAATCGATTTGGTAAATGTTTTATGTAACTTGTAATAAGATTTAGGCGAGTTTACATAGCGTTTTAGCAAAAGGAGTAAAAACTAAAATAAGCAGATTTGCAAACTCGCCTAAATCTTATAACCCTTCTCCTAAATATCTAAAAAATTCACCCCCGGAGAATTTTTTAGGAGTGCCGCGATAGCGAGGGGG